TCACCTCTCTCTGGTCATTCTGTATACGACAAAAGCGGGAACTGCTATGATTACTAACAGGTAGAAGATCGGTACTAATGACGCTATAGTAGCACCTGCTGACCCTGCATAATAGGGATTTGCTACGAAACTACTAGTTGTCCCTACTGTAGTATAGCTACCGGGTGATGATACTTGATTAACGTATGTTATGATAGGTGAGAAGAACACTATACCTATCAATATGAAGATGAAAAGGCCTATGATTGTTTTAGCGTCAGCATCAAACTCCATATCACTTCATCATTTTGTATACTACTACCGCAGGCACTATTATGATTACCAAGATGTAGAACAATGGTACTAGGTTAAGCAATGTGGCATTTGTGCCTGTCACACTTGCATCAGTTCCCGAGGTGAGTCCAGACACTTCACTAGTGATTACAGGCAATAATACTATGCCGATCAAGATGAATATGAAGAGTGCTATCAGCATGCCAACATTTACGCTACCTTCACCCTTTGTTAACTTTGGATTGGCTTTAGCAACTTCTATAAACTTTTGTGCTGACCTAATGATGTTACCATCCCAAGTTTGCCAGAATATCTTTACTCCTTCCTCAATCTGCTCACTTGTGAAATATTTTGTTGGGTTTTTAAATACTTTTAAAGCTGATAGAGTTACGATTATATCCGCCATACTGGCTTTTACCTTCATATTTGGTCATCATCACTTTCCTTACACACTTTATAAAGTGTGTAAGAAAGTTTAAACTCTCTTCAATTCCTATCATCTGCTGCTAAATAAAATATAAAGCCTATTACCACAATACCTATAAAAACTATAATGACAAAATTAGGAAACTGAAGATATACCAAAAGAGGGATAGGGCTTAACATCATGAAAAAAACTAATACCGATATTAACGCTTTCTTTACTTCATTAATCATTTAATTCCTTCCTCAATTCGTGAGCTTTTTCTTTCAGTGCCACATAAATCCTTCCCTGCTCTTCCCACATTTCTATAAGGTTTTGTTCTTTCAGGATCTTAAGGTGTTTCATAGTCGCCGTATAGGATAATAGGATTGAATGAGAGATGAATGCAACACTAAGAGCGTAATTTTCCGCTAACAGTTTGACTATTTTCTTTCTAGTTTGTTTTCCTTTCAGTTCATTGGCATACGCTTTCATATGTTATCATAACCCCTAATGAGTTTGACTATTTCCCAAATTAGTACAAAATTAATTACAACTGCAAACATCAACAGGAAAGGCCCTACAACAGGGGCAGATGCCAACAGACTTAACGACGTTGTGAATACATTAAATATGAAAACTACTACGGCGAAGATTGACGTCACTATCCATATCAACCAGTCGACAAAGTAGAATAGTGGCCATATCCAATCCCACGATATTGTACCTACCGACAAATTCCACGTTATATTAGCCTGAGCCATTGCTTCTTGTGTAGTTGGCGGTGTAGAAATGTTAGGTGGTTGAATAGATGCGAATGACATCATCAAAATTGCTAAGATTATATCAAAAAATATTACGTTTATGATTAACTTAGTACCCATTTTCCTCCCCTCCTCTAATAGTATAGAACATCATGAATAGGGAAACCGCCCCTACTAAGAATAACATATACATTGGCCATAATCCCAAAGCCCAAATAATTACTACGCCAACTAAGCTACCTAACGTTGTTATCGTCTTATTCCTACTAAATAGGTAGGCAAATCCTACAACAGTAAAGTACACTATGAAACCGAATAATTCCCCTTCTTGTGGCGTAAGGTTGAAATAGACTATCTTACTCACGGGCGAAGTCGTAGTCGTGTTGGTTCCGGTGTTAATCGAAGTCTGGTTAGTAGGGTTAGGGACTATGATTATAACGTTTGTACCTACCTTAGCATTTCCTGAGACTTCTAGTATTTGATGGTTAGCCCCATAGTTGGTATAATTACCGTTAATAATGATATTGAATTTCACAGTCGAAGTTAGGAACAGCAATTGAAACTGATTTCCATAGTAAGAGTAGAGGTATACCTTTAATGCGGTACCATTCCATGTCTGGTTCATTATCCAGTCCTCCTGTGGTAAAGAGGCCCAATAGAGTTGTAAGTTAGTTGGATCCCAAGTTTGGACATAATCTTCAGTTGCTACATCACCCCATGGTTGTGTCTCGCTATTCATCTGAAGACCTGAACCATACAGTGACACATAATAGATGTATGACGTTGGATAAGTATATTCAGTCTTCTGCCATACTCTGCTGATGGCTAAAGATGCTAATGTGTTGTTACCTATAGCGTCTGCAAATTCGCTTACAAGTTCAGCTTTGTATGTGTAGTAGTCTGCGTCCACAGTTGAGTAGTTACCATATACCCATAGTCTATAGGTGACAGGTGCATTAGGAACTCCTAAAACACCATAGGTTGATGTTGGAATTTCGCTATAATGAATTGCGTTTTCTACCAATTCGGCATCTGTTAAGTAGGTTGGGTTCTTAGTTACAGTGTACAACATCATCAACGCCTGTCCGCCCATTGCCGAAACATCTAAGAAGTATGGTTGTGGGTAATCATGTACTCCGGGATTAGGGTTATAAATTGGCGGGATTGTAAATTCGCCGTAGAAGGGATTCTTCCAACTTAGCGGGATAGTTATGTTTGATGGGCCGTTAGTAGAATCTATCAAAGCGTAAACGGTCGTTGAGGATTTAATATTCCACCCTATGACTAACGTAGATGATGGTGGAGCAATTACGGTAGTGAGAACAGGAACGGTAATTTTTACTGGATAGTACGGCGGTGATCCGGAACTTCCACCGGGTTGAACAGGAACGTCTGTTAGTGTGGCTGAACCTATTGTCTGCAGAATATTGCCATCATACGCTATCTGAACAGTGATGGTAATGTTTGCAGTAGTTGCCGTACCTCCGCCGTTAAGATAAATGTAGGTAGTCAATATACCGGAAACGTTAAGCGTATTTTGGTAAGTAAACGGAAGTTTTCCTGTCCCGTTAGTAATAAGAGAAATCCCATACGAAGTATTTAATGGAATATCCTCAAAGAAGTTTAGTCCTATTGAAGTCCCGCTAAACACTGTACCTACATCCATACCAGAAGTTTCGTTTATGATGTATCCGTATGAATTATAACCGTTTACTGTGCTTACTGCTAAATCCTTATGGTACCACATTGGAATATATACGTATGCATATTTACTCTCATTTTGCCATTGTAATAACCAATTTGCTATTGTTGTATATGCGTTAGAGTATTGCGTATTTCCTGTCACCTGCTCTAGGATTATTGTGGCCATCAAGAATCTAGCTAGAGAAGACGTATAAGTAGAACCGTTATAAGTGTTTAGCTGATTATAGTAAGCACTCCATGCCTGCTCAGCCATTGACAATGCTTGGGAATTCCCATATTTCCCTAATAACGCTAAAGCGTAGATTATTTCGCCTTCATAATAGTTCTCACCCCATACTCCAGTCCAGTAATTATTAGGGAGTGTTGAGGGGCTATATCCCGTAAAGTTTGAGGGGAACAAGTCATTAACGATAACGTTAGGATTAACCAAATAATCAACTGACGGCATTAGGAAGAAGCCGTAAACCCCTCCATTGTTAGTATTTTCGAAAGCTATTTCCACCCACTGGAAGTAACCGGGAAGTGTGGTAAAGTTTCCGAAATAGAGAGTATTCCTAACCTCAGTGGGATCGCCCATATAAGCCGCATAACCTAACGTATCAACGTAAGGATCACTAGTACCCGCCATAGGGAAAACATTCAATAGTTGAAAATCACCTATCCAGTTTGGAGCGTATCTCGTTGATAGCAGGAACCATTTGCCGAAATTATCCCCTAAGTAAGTCCATGAAATGTTGTTAACATTGTTATGGTTTGCTATAGTGCCATTAATGGTTTCCATCATTGTGTACCCTGTCCCTATTGTGGCCAATCCGTTGTAACCGATATAAATCCATGAACCGTTTACCGGTGCAGAGGCTAACACTTCGATTGCGTCACCCTGCCCTAAAATGTAGGAAAGCCAAAAAGTGGTATTAAGATAATCACTACGCCAACTCTCATTAAACACAACATAACTCCCATAATCCTTTTCGACAAATGTAGGCCCATATGTTGTTGGGTATAATGTGGAAATAGAACCTACTGACACTCCACTATTTCCTGTTTGTGTAGAAGAAGCCCCCGGAACCATTAGTCCAATCCCTATCAATAGAGGGACTGTGGCTAGATTACCCAGATTCCAATATTTGGGGAACATTGTTGAGGGTACAGTAACTACGACCTGATGCCATTGGCCGTTAGCGTCAAAGTATACAGGCATATCAGTCTCAACTAGGGTTCCCGAAGTTGAGTTTTCCCAAACAAATAATAGATATATCCTGTTTATGGTAGATGATTGTAAGAACAATGTTACGTTAAACTCTATGAATTGTTGTTTATAATTATAATTACCTAATACACCACCTTTGTTGTAAAGCGTAAGGTAATGAGGCAGTATATTGACTATAGGTAAATTGTACTGCAGTTCTTCTGACGGTGAACCGAAAAGAGGAACCCCCGTCAAGTTTAGGTAAGTCTTTGCTGAATTCGCTATCTGCACTATCGAATCATTCGTTAGCGTTATAGGAGTAATCGTTTCCCATGGTGGGTTTTGCCCACCCTGTCCTCCAAAACCTCCATCAATTATAGGGTTTTCAGTACCGCTTTCCATGTTTACCAGTATTCCATTTGGATATTGAACCACATTACCATACAAGTAGGTTATGGCTAACGTAGGGTTATAGTATGATCGTATGCTCATTGTGTTGTCTAATGGATTCCCAACAATATCATAAAATCCGTTGGTATACCCGCTCAACCCTCCTAGATTGACGGGCTGAACAGGATTAAGCGGGTATTCGAATCTCTTTATAAATAACCCGTTTACATCACCCTGTTCTACAAATTGTAGTATATCACTTGTATAACTGCTATAGCTTTGCCACCATGGGGCTATGGACTCTAAGAATTTGGAATTATCGTCTATCCAAAAGCTTTGATTCACTGTAGGTGCCTCATGGAAAGCGTCTATCCCTGTAGGGCTTTTAGACCATAACTGTTGTATTTGTGCATTGACGGCATCTTCAACATAAAGGGGCGGTAAAGAAACTTCTGCAGACACATTAAGAGCTAACTCCATAATGATGATGATAAAAAGCATTGCGGAAAGGTAACCTTTCATTCTTCACCACCTCCAAATTGTTTCGTAATGACTTTAGCACCAATTACCGCAACTATGAAAACGAAGATGTAAATGATGTAAGAGGGTATCAAACCGAAGAAACTTGCTAGAAAGATCGCAATTACACCGAAAACTGCCAAACCCGCAGGCCCCATAAACTTCCACCCCAAACCCATGAAAATTAGTACTAATACAGATCCTATTATCCATGAAACCCACGAAGGCAGATTAAAAGTAAAGCCCTGATTCTGTACATTGGTTACATTGACTGAAGTAGTATTTTGGACAGTCTGTGGGAATATTTGGAAAATTGTGTAGTTTACATTCACCCAAACTACGTCTACGTATTCTATTTGTGAATCAATAACTGGAACTCTTGCGTATCCTGTACCGTTTTGATATGTGTAACCTTCCGCCACCTCTGTTAGGTTATTAGGACTATTACCTACAAAGATGGCATATGGTTGAGGTGTATTATTCGTAGGACTGAATTGGAATTCCAAATAGAAATAGGAATATGCAGGGGGGTTTACTGGTGGCGTTGAGACTATACTGATACTATAAGCTGAACTAAACAGTGTGAAGAAAATAGGTATAACTAACAACAGAAGTGGCCACTTCATTGAAGAAAGAAAAGAAAGTGAATTTAAAAAGGGCCTAACTTACTCCTATTAAAACTAATAACTCAAAAGCTAGAAAGACCAGACCTATAAAGAAGTTTAGTATTGGGACTATGAGAGAAAAGAAGTGTTTCTTCTTCAGGAAATAAAGAGAGAACAATAAAGCGTAGACGGAAGCACTGAAATCTACGTAAAGCATTGTGTTAAATCCAGAATAGAATATCTTTTCGTAAAGAGCAATACCTAAACCTATATCTAGAAACCATGATAAGAAGAAAATCCCTACATAACTTAAAGCCCTAAACCACGCTTTTTGAATTAAAGACATAAATGAAATAAAGAAAAAAAGATTTTATCTTTTATGGAATGAGATAAGCGTTATACGGGCTGAGAGACACACTTAGAGGTATCCCGTAGTAGTAGTACAAGAACATGGCTAATGCTTGGACGCTTACTATTGTAGTTTCAGCGTTTGCTATAATAAGTCCCGGCCATTCTACTTCTTCCGGTAGTCCTCCAGATAAAGTCCCTCCGTATTCACCCCAAAGCTGTTCTGCAAAAGTTACATATGAAGGCCTAGAGCTAGTAAAAATAGGATCATTTGTAAATCCAGTTTCGAAACCGCCTATATTGGTAGGAGCTAAAACATATGTATTTTGTCCGTTTATTACAGCATAACCGTTCCCCTGCCATTGAGTTTGAATAAACGTATTCAGGATCGGCATTACTTGGCTCCATGAAATATATCCGTTTCCTGCTAACTTTGAACCTAATGCGACTGCTTCAGCATAACGCAATGTATCGTTAGCACCTTCTGAATGTTTTAAGTATAAATTACCGTCATCGATAATAGCGAAAGTATAATATAACCCATGATTATCTTGATAGAAGTTATATACATCGTCCCATGCTGATAAAGCATTGCTCCATTGCCCTACATCCGTATAATATAAGCCTTCTTCTTCATATGCTAACGGGTCATAATAGCCTGCACCGAATCCTATTGAATACGTTGCATTCAACTCAATAATACTAAAGTTCAGTATCTCTGCCCATATCTGCCCTCCGTTATTCTCATTTATGACAACTACCCCGCTCTTGTAAGGATATGCGTTAGGGAAGAACAGATTAAACGTATCATCCTTATATGTAGGCCAATTATTGTTTATTGCGTCGTAGAAGTTTATTCCCAAATCTGGTTGCCAAGGATAGCCGAATAATGATGCATAGTAGCTTACAGGTTGATTTCCATTTTTACCCCATACGCCTACGGCACTCTGTATATGATAAACAGTATCATAAAACGAATTATGGAACGGCGATAATGAAGGCGATTCTTCAGTAATCATATCCATCATTTCTTGCACATGTCTAATTGTTATTCTGAAACTATGGAAGTATTCATTAGGATATTGAGGTAAAGCTATAGAAGAAGCAAAACCGTTTGACGGTGCATAAGGTGAAGGTGAGGTAGGATAGAAATACTGTCCGGACCATGTATATTCCCATGCTGTGCTGTTTATCTGATTTAACACAAACCCGGAAGCTAAGTAAGGTTGAACATCCTGAACGTAATTCGCTGTGGAATTAACGTTAACTATAACTTGAACAGACCATACACCCGGCGAAGGGTTCCCGTAATTTACAACCTCATTAGCCTCAAAAATATTCACCTTATAATAGTAAATATAGCCTGTCCTAGAATTAACTACCTCATCACCATACGTATATGCATCATATGACACAGAAACTTTAGTAGTAGTCTCGGAAACCAGACTATCGGAAATACCGGGGATGAAACTTTCTGGAACTGGAGTAGCAACATATTCACCGGTATGCTCAGGGGTACCGTAAACAGGTGAACCGTAAAAAGAAGGACTATTAGCAGGAGCACCGGGTACATAATACGCATTAGAACCATTAGTGTAAGTAACTAAAAATGATACTGAAGGTGAAGCGTATTCCGGAACATAACCATAGCCGTTAATATTCTCACCCATATTGAGTAAGTAGTCAAGTCCCATTGATATCTCATTCTGTATTGTAGCTATCATTAAGTTGCTGAAGTAACCGGTTTGCAATAATAGGAAACCCGCATAAGCACCTCCTGTTGAAGCATGGATTTCAACCTCAGAAGTTGAGAATGTTGGAGGAACTTGAGCAGTAACATTAGTTATTAACTGATTCCCAATATAGTAGGCTACCCATATTTTGCTAGAAACAACTCCTACTTCTAAAGTAAACGCTTGCCAAGGTTTAGGCACTGCACCTATTTGCTGCCATGCTGCTAACCCCTGAGAAGTGTATATGAATACTGCAGGACCTGAATAACCGTTAACCGTTCCTGAATAGAATTCTATACCTACCATTGTACCTCCGTTAGAAGATACTGAGCCCGGCCATGCTCCTCCATCGAAGTTTACCGGTGATGAAGGCCCTAAGACTAAAGCTATCTCGTCGGCGGGTGGGTTTGAAGCATTAACCATTACTGCTTGAAGAGAATATACTCCATCAGTTGCCGTAATACTGTTATTCAGAATAACGTAACCGCTTTGTCCAGTAGTTTGTGTTAGCAGAAACCCTGAGGTACAACCTATAGGACCATTTAGACTAGTGTATTTTGCTGAACCTCCTTCCGATGAGATCCCACTACTGTTTAACCAGAAATTGAATACTGTGTCTTTACCATTGCTTACTGCTGCTATGTTTGTTATCCCGCTTAATGTAGTTGCGATAAAAATGGATAGGATTAATATTGAAAGAAGTTGTTTTCCTTTCATTAAAGGGCAAAAAAGAGAATGATTTTATAAAGAGCCTATTCCAAGATTGGACTTAAATGGTCTATTAACAACCATATAAACTCCTTTATTACATTAATCATTGCATTAATCATTTTCATAATTTTTTTATCATCTATTAGTTTACGATACTTGTTGATCAAGGTCTTGAAACCGTTTCTAAGCCCAGGGGATAGGTAAAAAGCTAGAATGACGCTTGTAATCCCCGCTAGAAGAATTAAGTCCGGGGCATATTGAATGTACCAAGGTGAGGACGGGGGCGGGGAAGAAAAATACTTCGTATATGTAGGATCCAACTTAGTATACATGTTGCCGATAGCTATTGCTTTATCATTCACTTTAGCGTAATTCCGATGAAGATATAAAGAATACCCTAAAAATATTGCTGAAACAACAGTTAGAACTATGCTGAACACTTTTAACTTTTTCATAAGAAGGAAAAAATCATTATAACTTTATAAAATTTTTCGTTATCCAGTGCTAGAGTACGTATAGGAAGGCAATGCAATGTATTGCTGAGGGCTCGTTATTAAATTAACAAAATTACCGTTTTGAGGGTCATTTAATGGAAGACCGTTAAGACCAGCAAAAGCCTTAATCCCATTTTGAGTTCCTAACAACCAATAAGAGACGTCAAACCAATATGTATACTCTCTGTAACCTAGACCATTATGGTAGGAATAGGTATATATGTATTCATCTGCACCCCATGCAATATCGCTTGGAGGTGCACATACACCAATCATTGTACCATTGTCGTCACTAAGAGACGCTGAATCTGCAGATATTAAGTTCTGTCCACTCCATGCTGAGTTATAAAGTTCTGAGTTATAAAGTTCATTGCTTATATATAGTTTGAATAATACCACAAAATAAGGATTAGCATCTACAAAGCTTGTCTGAGAAGGTGCATGAACTTCAAACGCGACATCAGGATATGTTATATAACCATTATAATAAAAGGGCACAGCTATCTTAGGTACAGTATTAAATTTTATCGTAACTGGATAACCATCAGCTTTAGTATTGGTAATAACACCACCAGGGTATATTGGAAAATCTGGGAAACTTTCGCTTTGTCCCTCCGTGCTGAAAGTTGCATACCAGGTATTGCCACTACTACATGTAGTAATTATGAAATTGTTTTGTGGGTTGTATGATATAGACTCTAGAGGTACAAGTGTCAACAAAGGTCCGTAAGGGCCCATAAGTATAAAGTTAACATCTAGACAAAATGTTCCTCCGCAATCTAGTAAAGCCATTTGGGCAATAACTTCATTAAAGTTATAAGTACTGCCATTAATTGTGAACGTCCCCGTAGCATTTAACGGTAGGTTAAACATTTCGGCTATTGAATAAAAGCCAGTATTGTTTAGTTTAAAGTAAGAGAAATTAGTAAAATAGACTTCGTAGGAGCTGTACCCGGCTAGGTTAGAGTTATATGCTGATATGGCCCAATCATATTCAGAACTGCTTTGAGCCGTTGTTAATACCGATGGTATTATTGATATTGGCATTGGTATAAGGGATATTACGAATACGGCTAATACGGCTAGAGAGATTAATGACTTCATTTCAGTTCTGTTTTTACCGAATTCCGTAGTTTTTTAAATGGCAGAAAAACTACTAACTCACACAAATATTATGTTTTTTACAAATATGGTCTAATAACGCGTCTTGACTCGTGAATGTTTTACCGCAATAACGACACTTAAGGTTATGAGTAGTATACCTAATATGTTCAATTAAACCCTTATAGGAAGAGAAAGGCATTAAACAGATAGGACAAGTGAATGTATTTATTGATTTTAACATAGCATATTTAACTAAGTTATCGTTAAGTAGGTTAGGGTTCCTTATTAACGTTTTTATGAGAAGCCTTAAGGCCCTCTTCTGTTCTTCAGGTAGATTCTTGTAAATTTCGTATTCTTCACTGCTAAGGTGGAAGAATACCCCTTTATTCTCTTTACCGTGACTGACCTGATATTTTTTGATATCAGGCATTTTCCAACCTCCTGAACTTCTCTAAAGACGATGATGAAAAAATTGATAGGAAGAGTATAAAGAAGACTAATAGGTACTTCATTTAGATGAAGAAAGAGGAAAGGGTTTTAAAAGGGACTATTTCTTTGAACGTCTCTTGTATAAAAGTCCTAGAAGGATTAGCAATATCACTATCACAATTTCTGGGGCGTACTGAACATATATTTGTGAAGTGGTAGATAAAGTTTGTGTAGGACTCTCGTTAACAGGAAAGGGGGTTAGTTGCGAAATAGACTTATTTAGCTCTATGATTTCTTGAGTTATATTAATATTTGTAGTAGTTGTTTGTATATTTTTAGTTACTATAACCTTTGTGGAATGGTCTATTGATTGTAGATAGAATGATATACCGAAAAGTACTAGTGCTATTATTAGTATAGGTAAAATTATCTTTCTCATTAGAGTAAAAAAGAAATGTTAGCTTATATAAATTTATTCACCCGTAATAGAGGACTCCTTGAGTACCAGTACCAAACGTTGGTATTGCACACGCCGTTGCTTTTGGTGGTCCCATCACAAATCCTACACCGTTATAAAGTGGAAGTCCGTTAAATATAGCTGTGCTATTTGATGCTAATGCATTAACAAATATGTAGTTACTTGAAGGAATAACTGGAAAATTAGCCGGTGCATTCCCAGATAGCGGGTCTTCAACCTCAAAGAAGACTTGTTTATCGGGTATCAGATATTGTAGGTTTATAGTCTGACTAAAGTATACTTGACCGGTCTTAGCGTTTGCAATATAGACCCATGCACTAGTTATCTGGCCTTGGCTATTCAGTGTTGCTTTAATTGTTAAATTGAAGAGGCAGTTAAGGTTTGCTGACGAACCTGAACCATCGGTAATAGTATCATAAGTACTATACTCTTTATAAGGATTGCCGGAGTTATTACCCCATGCCTGAACTTGCCAATCAAGAATCCATACGTTTCCATCAGCAGCAAATATAATAACTGGTTGTATATAATAAGCCCCATATTGTTCGTTAGGTACAATTTGCCCTAAAGCAATATAGTAGTCTACATATTGTGTCCCTCCTTCACTGCTGTTATATTTAAATGTCCCCGTCAGGTTCACGAGTGTTGATACGAAAGTTATCCTAGTCAGGTTATATGCATAACCGGCGTCATTCTCAATGAGAATCGGGTAAAATGTAGGGCCACCAGGACTGGGAGGATTGTATATTTCGTATGCATTGCTTAGGGGCATTAACATTGGTATTAAGAACACGCTTAAAATCCCTAATACTAACAGTTCCTTCTTCATTAGGCATAAAAAAGAGAATGGGTTTAAAAGGAGTCTAATTCTTCAGCCTCATCAAGAGTATAGAACTCCCCTAATTCCATAACGCAGATTTCCCCAAAAAATTGCTGACACTCAGCATAATATTTGCGTGCAGTAGACTGCTTCTCTGTTATTTTCAAATAAACGATATCACCGTAAGAGTCTCTCGAAAAAATGACCCATTTCCTTCTCATAATTAAATAAAAAGAGAGTGAGTTTTTAAAAAAGGGTTAACTCACGCAAATATTGTGCTTCTTACACACATGGTCTAATAACGTATCAGTCTTTTGGAACTGCTTTTTGCACACCGGGCATGTCGTTGTATGCTCAGCGTAACGAATGTGCTGTTTGAGAGAGGCGAAAGAGTGAAACGGCGTTAAGCAAAGGGGACAGACGTAAGGCGATACAGCTTTTACAGTAAGCAATTTGTAAAGATAGGAGCTTTCATCAAGTAGTTGGGGGTAATAGATCAGCATTTTCACGAAAGCCCGTATTAACCGTTTCTGCTCCGGCCGTAGAGAATGGTAACGCGTTAATTCCTCCAATGATACATGAATCATTATACCCTTATGGTTACTCAGGTACTTTTTAGTACCTGACTCCGTCATTTTTTCACCCTCCATATTGTGTAAATGTTTGAACATGTTACAGCACCTTCAAGAACTGTATCACCGTATATTACCCACATCGGTGAGAAATGGAAAACCATTATCCAGTCTGCAGAAGTAAGTAATAGGAACAACAGAAGAAAGGTAGAAAGACCAAATTTGTATAGAACGAATATTGGCAAACTTCTAGTGAATGCCCTAGCTAAGACATTCCCTTCTCTGGCTCCCATTCTTAACCCTACAAGTGTGGTTGTAAAATCATTAAACTGAAAACCGTAAAACGAAATAATAATATCTAACATTCTAACCGCCTCTTCAGTTGCTTTCTGAGATACATAGGGAATGGGTTACTTCCATCGTGACTTGACCTAACTAACCACCACCAAAAAAGGTGGTCAGCGTCATCGAAATGGGCACAATGGGACGTTAATGCGAGTTTCCTCTGTTGGGGGCTATTGCCATTTAGTTTTTGCCCGCAAACGGGGCACCTGTCAAAGTCATGCATCCTCACATGCCTCTTAATGTTGAAGATCGTAGTAGTCTCAAATTCACAAACTGGACACTTAAACACTTAGCAATCCCCTTATCTGATCGTCAAACGTCTTTCGGTTATTGTGTGAGGACCTCAGCAAAAACCACCAAAGGCGGTGCTGTGGATCATTTTTGTTATTCCATAGATGGGTTAGTAGTCCCTCCTTCAACCGTATGTCACTTTTCCCATTTATTGCCTGCCCGCATGCCGGGCATCTGTCGAAAGTATGACTCTTTGTAATGTGACTCTTTAACCCCCATATTGTGTTAGTCGTATAGTTGCAAATAGGGCATTTGTACATTTTACCACACATCCCTTTCGCTAACCCAATCGTCATCAAGAATTGAGTCATCACTCTCATGGGCCATTTCGGTATGGAATTCTAGTTCTTCTATCGAAGTCGCAGTAAACCCGCATAGTTTGCACCAATATATTCTTTCCTTTCTGCTTTTCATAACCTTTGCCCCTTTTCGATTTTTGCCGTTGGTACAGTTTCTTTTTTAACTTCGTCCTCTACCATTTTTTCTATTGCTTTTCGTATAGCTTCGCTTCTGTATATCCCATGTTTTGCTGCATATCTATCTAATAGTTCTAATAGGTCTTCTTCTGCTTTAAATGTAATAACTCTCATTTTCCGCCACCCATCACATGAAAAAGGATAATAACTTCGCTATCGTTGCGTATAGTTCTTTCCTTATTTCTTCTTGAGATATCATATCAGCATTTAGTTTATATAATAACTCTAGTTTCTGTATTACTGTTTCGAACTCTATACCCTCATCAATAAATCGCTTGTCGTTTATTACTTTTTCACCGTTTTCTTCAACAGTTAAATGTATATAGTTTGTCATTGAATCTTTACTATTTGTTATAACGAAAAAAATACTATTTTGATTAACTATTTTTTCTTTAAACTTTTCTTCTGGAACTTCCATCTTTCTCAGTATAATGTTTGTACTTTGTAGTATTTAAGCATTACTGTGTACAAACTTTGTACTAATATCGCGTATCCCTAAATAGGTTCTCATACAAAATACAAACTATGAAAAGTAATTTCATTACAAATCACGCATTAGTTATTAGAGCGATTTTCTTACACGAAGGATGCACAGTAAATGAAGCGTTAAAATACTCAACTCTTGCTCCGAATACATTTTACAAAACCAAAGAAGAATTAGTTAATGATGGCTTTATAGAAGAAAAAGAAGAACAAGAAGGCAGAATAAAAAAGAAAAGACTTTATCTAACAGAAAAAGGTCAGCAAATAGCTCAGGCTTTACTCTGTTTAACAGATACCTTAGAAAAACTTGGCTCAGTTATTGAAAGTTGAAACTCAGCCTGCTCTAACATCTCATACGCCGAATCTATAAGATCTCGCCGTAAATCAAATTCTACAATTTCGAAAACACTATGCCATTGATGAAACCACCACTCATTTCTAGACCAATCACAGAGCTTCAGTTTATAACGTCTAGCCTCCTTTTTTGCTATTTCTATATCCTCATCTTCAATAAGTTTTTTTAACCTCACTATACTACCTAATACTAGGTTCTCTTTAACCCAATTAAATGCAACCACCTATTTTTTTAATACACTTCTTTATTTTAAACTATAACTAATGTAGATGGTAGTATTACCCTAATGTTAGTAAGATTATGTATTTTTCATCTTTAGACATGGTATTACTATAAAAAACATAATACGTAGTACCTATCTTATGATATAAAAATATTAAAGTTTGGTTGTTGTATGAACTCCAAACGGAATAAAACTCCTCATTCTAAACTTGTTTATACTATACACTACCCCTTTTTCGATATAACATTCTGCAAAATGAAGACATCCCCATACTTCGTTTAGCACATCCTTACTTTTATCATCAAATATTACAATGTCAGTAAAAGGCATATGAATATGATACCTACCCTTAAACGGTGAATAAACACCGTAATATGACCAGTCTGTATCTTTGAAGACGACTATAGTACCTATAGTCGTAATGGCAATACCTACATAATCCCAATTTATATGCTTCCTTACAACGATACCGTGAGTCTCTATTGATGTAAATAAACTCAAAGCACTTTCCATTTCCCATCACTCTTCTTTATCACGCTCATTTTCTCTAACAGATCTATCCACATTTGTTGTGATTGCGTATCAGTAGCCTGAACTGTTTTTTCCAAAATGTTTTGAAGCTCCTCTTCCGTAACTTCATCTTTTCCTAACAGCTTAGAACGGACATAATTCAACAACATATCATCAACTTCGATATCTGCCTGTATTTCCTCCTCTTTCTCTCCTACCTCTTTCTCCAGTTCATCCAACACTTTAAGCCCGTAGTGTGACAACGCCCAACTGAAACGCTTACCATCATATGCTTTCCACAATAAACCTTTATCATAAAGCGAATCCAAAATTTTCTTAACCTCTTGAGTTGCCATTTTAAAGTATTGAGCTATTTCTGCGGTACCAACATCAATAGTTTCGTCATCTTTCTCCCCTTGAATAAATCCGTGGTCTCTAAGCCACTTCAACAGATTAAGGTCTCTCTCTGAGAGCTCTAATGTGGTGAGGATTATATCCTTCTTGAAGTAACTCATTACGAAATTAACGTCGTCTTTCTGAATCTCTTCATGGCCGAAAAGTGAAGCTGCTGCTCTAACTAAATTCCTAGTGATTTCTGTAGCCCTGTAAATGTTCTTAAAGTTAATGAACTTGCTAAGCAGTCTTATCAATTCATCTTTCACTTCTTTGGTCATCTTTGGGGAAATAGGCCTTGTCTTAAGCCAAACATAGGTAATTAATTTGAGTTTTTGAAGTTCCTCCTCCGGTTCTCTCTCTAAGATCGTCTCTATAATCTTCGTTTTTAGCTTCTCATCTTCTGCCGGGCTTAAGTAAAGCTGTATCGACCTATTTAGAATTTGGTGGTCAACGTTTGCAGTAACGTTTGTTGTAATAAATGCCGGCTGCCCCGGAATAATCTTTTGTTCTGTCTTTATATCCCCGGTTTCCGTCTTCACCGGGATTAACGTAGTTATTCTTCCTTCACTCATAGCTTCCCTTAGATATCCTACTCCTTCTATATTGTCAAGTTGTTCAATGAATAACACTTTATCGTCAAGACTACCAACGTCAAGATAACCTAAACTTTCCTTTGTCATCCTTGTTATGTTAAGTACTATCCAATCTTGGATCCCATCACTCATCTCGTAGAACATCTTTAAGATTGATTTTATGGTAGATGACTTCCCGGCACCGGAACTACCAGTTAAAATTAAGTGAACACGATATATCCCGAAGAGCTTCCTAAGTTGTGATGATACTATACTAAGCAAAACCGCAGCCTTAAGTTTCTCATTCCCTATAACCTCCGAAGCCCTACTTAGGAAAAAGTTAAGCGGGTCTTGATTTATCTCTTCCCACTCTTCATACTTTTTCACCACCTCACGTACGTCTGTCCATTGTATATATTTCTCTGGTTCTATGCGTTCTAACCATAAATCAAGAGCATCGTTGATTAGTTTCTTGGAGATATTTCTTTGACCTCTGAACGCGTAAAGTTTCCCAATTATCTCTTTCTTATTCCTAATATGGTATATTGTCTTTCCTTCGGCTTGATAAAAGTCAATAGTAATCAGTATGCTTAAAGTTTCATCCTTCTTCTTAGCTACAAAATTCCATTGCGGAAGTTGAGGAACTTTAAGGTCTATAATTCTAGTATTGTCCTCTATTGTTCCAGCGAAACCGTAGTATATTTCGAATTTATGTTTATCTTTCGTTTTTATTATAATTATATTATCTTTAATTTCAACACCTTCTTCAATTTCTTCCTCATCTGATGAACTAAATTCTCCGGAAGTTTTGGAAGATATAGAGTGATTTGTACCATTTGCACCAGTCAATTTTTCTCTTGCACCAGTGCTTAAATTCACTGGTGCAAATGGTACATTTTGGTTATACCCTTTGTTTACTTCCGGAGAATTTTTATCATTACGTAATAAGTTATTTGAGTTTTGAGGTGGCACTGAATTATTTTTCCCATCTCCATCCTTCTTCAGTTTTTCAGCAACTATCCTCTTAAGTGTTTCCTTATCCATTTAGGCCACCTCCAGATTCATTAACCTCATTACGTTCTTGTACCCGAACCTTTTGTCAATCAAGTAGATGTTTGCAGAATCTTGAGGGCCCCTAATGGCTCTACCTATTGCCTGTTTAATCTTAATGACTGCTTTCTCGTAAAGCACTTGCCACTTAAAGTTGTTAGGATCTTTTGATACTCTTTTTGAAACTGTTTCAATCATTTTATCTAGGTAGGGGTTATTATACTCGGGAAGAGGTAGACCTATTACGAATACTGTTTTTATTTTACTTTTACCGTTTTCAGTAACCTCTACACCTTCACTTAACTTGCCTCCTGCTACAGCAAAAACTATAGAACCATCAGGAAGAGTCTTCACGCGATCCAATACGTCCGGTCTGATATCCTCAAAGAAAGCACCGAAAAATAGATTCTTGTAGGCTTCCAGTTCCTCATAATTAGGTACTATTACTAAATTTATTCCTTCTTTAGACGCATATTGTCTTACGGTGGCTGCTATTTGCTTTCTGTATTTAGCCCTTTCATTCTTTATGTAGTAAACAGTGTCATCCACAAATATTTTAGCACCCTCAAAATGTCCTTTTAGTGACGTTTTGCTCCAGAGCGATAAAGCATTAATATAAACGAAATCATTAAGACCCCAAACGGTTTTTACGTATTCAGGAGACGGCATAGTTCCAGAAAGGAGAATAAAGCGGTAATCGTTCAAAATACTTAGCCATATTGCAGGGTCTGCAGGCATTACCTTAATGTACCACTCATTATAGTCACGTTCTATATACCATCTATCTTGTTCTTCCCATGCCCTTGCTACAGTCCCAAACTTTTTTTGTAGATCTTCATCTAAGAACTCTGTATGTGGAAATCCCCTTTCCGGATCTTGGATAAATTCCTTAAAATCATTCCCGACGGTCTCTAAAAATGTGCCGTCGTTTAAACCTTCAATTCTTAACCTTTTGAAATGATTTATTATCTCCTTTAATGTTATAGTGACGTTATTGATATTAAAATCATCAAGGTTATGGGCTTCATCAAACACTACTATGTCTTCATCAGGTTTCCTAATTCCTAAGAAGAAGTAGATATAGGAGTATATTCTGATGTCCGTACCTCCTTCTATTGTTTTATAAACGCATACATCTTCACCTTCTATTTTATTATCCCTAAACCAGTTAGCAGTACCTTTTATTCCCTCATTCCTTAACAGTTCTTCCATTTTCATTATTACAGTGTCTTTAATCTCATCATGGTTCTCAACTCTAAACCTACATAATCCTGTTTTAGAAGAAAAGCATAAAGGGTTGTTATACCTCCTTTCTATAAACCTTTTATGTATCCTTAGGTGCTCTTCACCAACTTCTTCATCACATTTCGTACAATAGTAATAATAAGGCCTCTTTATTGCTTTGCAAAATTCTCCTTTTCTCATTAAACCGCTAAATGTTAAACCTAATTTTCTTGCATCTCTTTCCCACGAACTGTATTCTGAAATCGTCCTAACGTAAACCCAACCTATCTTATCCAGTCTCCTCAAAGTCTCAAGAGCCATTAGAGTTTTTCCAGTGCCGGTTGGGGCGTTTATGATAACGGAACGGCCGTTATCCAATGCTTCAACTGCTCTCTTTACAATCTCCTCCTGATAATCTCTAAGCATCATATTCCTCCACCACCGTTGCAATGCCGAACTTTATTACGTAAACCTTATTTCCGAAAACAGTAACTTTCCCATTTTCTTCCCAACAAACCTTTTCCGCTTTTATCCTTTGACCGTTTTCCAACAAAACTTCATGTGCAGGTTCGCAATTAGTTGTGGTTGAGTATTTCCCCTTTTTATGTAATAAAATCACAGTCATGAGAAATCTCCTCGAAAAAAAATTATTGTTCTTCACGTTCTGCTTTAAATATCTTCTTTATTGTAGCACCTCCGCTATTCCCTATGGTGTACTCTATTTTTATTATGTCACCGGATTGTATCTTCCCCGCATTAACGTTCTTCCTTATAAATTCATAACTACCCTGACTTAGCCTTATGATCACTCCATCGTTTCCTCTTTCTTCCATTAGTTTGCTTAGTTCGTCGGCAGTGTAGGATTTAGGTATCATGTCTTTTCCTATAACCCTGCCCGTCTTGGGATCCTTCTTAGGTACTTCTTCTTTGTTTATTACATCGATGAATACGCCTTCTAACGGTATCGCCACCATTTCGCATCTAGTCGTCTCAAAGTTTTTCCCGTCCTTTGTTTTGCCTGACACCTTTACCGGTTCCAATAGTTTATTGAATTCCAATACTGCTTCGCCGTAACTACCATCTTCCGACGTTGGAGCCAATTTTACTATTAGTGTTGGTTTTCTTTCGTCTACTTCTTGGAAATTATATTTCATTGCTTTCATGCGTTACCACCCACAGCTTTACGCCTTCACCTTTTCCATTCTTTCTCTTCTTTCTTTCACGATGTAGCCTCTAGCTACAGCTTCAGCGATTAATTCTCTTATGCCGTGGCTTAGATCCACTCCTTCCATTTCGCATAGGTCTGAAAAAACATCCTTTAGCTTTTTATCCATTTTTACGGTGATGTGTGTTTCCATCTTTCTCAGTATAATCTTTGTACTTTGTAGTATTTAAGCATTACTGTATACTTACTTTGTACTACATATTTTTTGCCGTCATCTTTCAATTTCACGCTTTTTAACGGCAAAAACTAACGGGTTGCCAATGCTTTTAAACTCCTTTTGGCAACCATAATACTAGGCGATAAAATGGCGAAAGATAAGACTCGTTATAAATACGGCGATATAATTTTAAGGGAAAGAAAAGGTCGGTATTACATCTATAAATTGGAAACGATAAATGGTGAGACAAAGGAAACTTATGTAGGTCCTTTAATCGACGTAGTCGAATCGTATCTAAAAATGAAAGAAATTGGGGTTTTAGGGGTATCCCCTAATGTGGCGGGCCCGCCGGGATTCGAACCCGGGACCTACGGGTTAAAAGCCCGCCGTGAACTGGATGAGCTACGTGATCGTGCTGAAGAATTGAAAGAAGTTGCCATTTTACGCAAATACGTAACGGAAGGCAACTTAGAAGAATTTTACTCTTGGGCAACAATGAAAAAAGGAATTGACGAAAGAACTGCAAAACTTTACGTTCGGCAAATACAAAAGCCATTTGAGAAGAAGAGAAATAGAATATTTGCGTATAGGGCGTTTGCCCGGTTCTTAATTGAAAAAGGTATAGGTGTATCTGACATTCTAGAGAAATTGAAAACGATATCATCAAAACCGGATTTGAGAGTACCAACGTTAGACGAAGTTCGCAAAACGTTACAGTTAGCAAAAGAATACAGTGAGAACGTCTATTTCGTTTACCGCTTGGCATTAGAATCCGGATCCAGACTATCCGAAATTCTGAAAGTGTTGAAGGAACCGGAAAAAGACGTTTGCGATAACGATATTTGTTACTACCCGTTGGCATGGACTAGAGGCCAAAAAAGCGTATTTTATGTATTTCACTTAACGCCGTTACGCAAAATTGATATAACGCAATGGGCGATAAGCGATTTCGAACGCCGTAATGATGAAGCTATTCCTATTAAATATATAAGAAAATTCGTAGCAACAGAGCTAGCAGGATTAGGAATCAATTTTGATATAATAGACTTCATTCAGGGAAGAAAACCTAGTAGGGTTCTAACGCAACATTATGTTAGCATGTTTGCTATCGCAAAAGAAAATTACAAAAAATACGCGGAATGGATAAGACAGACACTGACCTAACCCCCGTTATCTACCCTAATTAACGGCCTTTTTTTCGTTTAAGGTTGATAGCGTTTTTCTCAATTCTTCTAATAATTTTCTTTCCGTTTCCTTCCTCCTTTGCATATATTCCTTATATATATTATCAGGTATTTGTACCTTAAAAAAGTCTAAGGCCTTTGTCTTCACCTGGGTAACGATCTCACCACTTGTGTTTCTACCGAAATCTTTAGCGTAAAGTGTGGCTCTGGCTATCATCTTATTTCTATTCACCATTGTTACCCGTATCTGATACCATCCTTTTTCCCTCAGATAAAAAGCGATGTCTTCAGGTGATGGGGTTGTAAATATAACCGCTGACACCCTAGTCCTTATGAGGGCATAGATCTTATAGAATACTTTCATGTAGTCCTCATACCATACATACTTACTCATCCAAATACCCGCATCATCAAATATGATTAAGGGAATCCTATAATCATTGTCTATTGCGTCTTGGATTTTGTCAAGTGCATTAGGTAATTCAAAGAAGTAAGCATTTCTAACGTAATCCCATGCGTCATCCTTATTTTCTAAATTGTTTAGTTTCCAAAATACATCCCTAGCAACTTTAAGGGCATAAGTAGTTTTCCCTGAACCCTGCTTACCGAAAACTACCGCCGATACAAAGCCTATGTTATGATATGCCGAAACTATTTTTTTAGATAACCATAATACGTCACTCTTTGAGGTCACTATCCTTACCCCCTTCTAACAATTGCTTAAACACTGATTTGTTTATATTTTCTCTTGCGTCACCTGATGATACCCTTAATACCCTCAGTATATCCCTTCTTCCTCTTCCGCCCTTACTTACTAAGTAGTGCTTAAGTTTGTGTGCATATTCGGCTAACTCTGTGATTGGTTCTTCCCCGAAATATGAGGGCAACCTAGCAAACTCGTAAGCCGTTAGGATCAGTGAAACCTGATTCCCTGAAAGGTAGAACATGGTGTCCTTAGGGTCTACTAATTCGCTGATAGCACGGTTTGTAACTGTGTAGGGGTTCTCAATTTCCTGTAAATCCTCTTTTTCATCTTCATCTGTTTCGTTATTCATTAAGGCCTCTAGCTCTGCTAACTTTTTCTTTAACTCATCATTTTCTTTTCTCAATTGCTCTACTTCCGTTAAGCCGTTCTTCTTAGCCATTTAGCTCACCTTTGTTGAAGTTGGATATGGACTTATGGTATGGGTAGTATTTGTAACATGATGAACCAATAGATGCGTTAAGTTTGCGTCAGAAATTCCAAATCCGATCGCTGCACCTATACCGATGCCCATTAGGGCACCGATTATTAGCATTGTGTAGTCGGTTCCTCCACCGACCTTTGCTAACGCTTCAAAGAACTTAGTCTTTATAATAGAATGCATAATTTGAGGGGCATTCAAGTTCTTGAGCGTGAGCTGTCTAATCTTATCGTCTATTGTAAGGTCTAAAGTATACGGGTAGTCAGGAAGGACGAAATGGATAGCCACGAATTTACGCCCAAACGGAAACCTACTTTTCTCAAGAAGAAGAGGTTCACCGTTTAAGACCCATGACTTCCTCATCTTCTTATTTTCCAACATCAGATAGCCCTGATTCTCGATAAGTTTAGTTTTCCTAAGAAATAGCAGCTGCAAACCATCACGACTCTGCTGCAACATAGCCACATAGTGTTCCGCTGTAAACAAACGCGAATTGATCCACTTCTTAACTACTTTAACGTTTACGTCTACTTTCTCTTTTCTGTATTTTTTCTTCTTTTTTGAAAGCTCTTGTTTAAGCTGATCAAATTGGGCCTTCTTTAGTTCAAACTCTTTTTTCTCGTATACTTTGTAAAGTTTCTTTAAGTCTTTGCCATCGCTTATCTGTTTCTTTGCATCTTCATACCTTTGCCTTAATTCCTCCAGACTCTTGGCTTTCTTTAGTTCCTCTTCAAATGCTTTCCCATCAGACATTTACAACACCCCCTAATGATTTTCTTCCAAAAAACTCAGAATAGTTTTTCTTTATTTGGTGGACTGTCTTCAAATGCTCCCGCAATGAGGAAGAGTAAATATACTCTCTACCGCATAAGATACAATAAAATACAAAATGTTTCTTTCCAAATCCACCCCTCTTTTTTTCCATTACCTTTTGTAGTAGTTGTTCTTTCCTTATTCCCCACCTGTGCTCCCATTGTTTTCTTTTCTGTTCTTCATTTAGATTATTCATGATTGGTCACCATTATCATTCCTATCAAAAACATCAGCCCCATCAGGGACAACCCCATGAAGTAACTGATGTAGTTGTGAAAGGAAACAAGATGTGAAATAACTAAAACCAAAATGGAACTTATTATTAGATAATACCCCAACCGCTTTATGCCTCTGTGGTCTAAATTTGATGTCTTGGTTTTGGGCTTTGACTTTCTGAACAGAAGTAAGAAAAATATACTTATTAAATCTATTACTGTTCCTATGAGGAAATAAAGTTTTGAAATTTCTAACATTTAATCCCCTCATATCCTTTCCTCCCTGACCCAATTGAAGAAAAAGGCAAAGTCCATGAGGCCAAACGCTAACGGAAGTAGTGCAAGATAGAAGTTTGACGCTGAAAATGTTATGTCTGTGTAGTTTTGCACAAACACCAGAAAGCCCATAGTACCCATGATAAATCCTAAAAGGTCAACTAGATAGTTTCTTACAATCAAACCTAGGAGTGGAATCAGTATACCTAAAATATAGATTACGTCACCTAACGCACTCATCAAGAGAAAAAAAGATTATGGTTTTATAAATGGCCTACCTTAACTTTTTTCTCAACTTTTCGATTTCCCTTTTTTCCCGTATGATGATTTTACGGTTAACTTCAATATCATGTTGCAAACGCTTTATTAGGTTTTCCTTTATCCGTATCTTCTTCTTTATTACGTTATCTCTTTCCTTCATTTCTTTAACCTCTTTAATCGCTTTGCCAAGTATAGGGCCGAAAGCAAACTTCTACGCTCTTCTGATCCTTTAGAGTAATTCCTCTTCACATGACGAATTGCCTTATCTATATACTCAACCTTTATGTCACCGTCTTTTGTAAACGCTCTTTTGCCGTAAAGCCTTTCTAGATATCTATGAGACCGACCTTTCCTTTTTACTGCCCTTTGAATCCATCTATCGTGTTGGTGGTGTCTATATCCCACCTAAA